CTTCTGGTACTTTGTCTGTTACTCAGTCAGACATTGATACAGATAATATCACAGAAGGATCAACCAACCTATTCACCACTGCTGCAAGAACTCGTGGACACATATCAGTCAGTGGAGATCTAGGATATAATTCTTCTACTGGTGTAATATCATATACTATTCCTTCAACTATTGCATCACTATCTAACCACGATACTGATGATGTAGCAGAGGGATCAACAAATCTATACTATACAAATGCTAGAGCAGATGCTCGTGTTGTTGCAGGTATCACTGGAAAACTTGATGCTTCTGCAATCAGCACATTTGGTCTAACACTGGTTGATGACGCATCAGCATCTGCTGCAAGAACAACTCTTGGACTTGGATCTGCTGCTACCACTGCTTCAAGTGCTTATGCAACTGCTGCACAGGGTACACTTGCTGCTTCTGCTACACAACCAGGTGACTTGTCAACTGTAGCAACCAGTGGAGCATACAATGATCTAACTGGCAAACCTTCATTATTCTCTGGTGCATATAATGATTTAAGTGGCAAACCTACACTAGGCACTGCTGCTGCGACTGCATCAACTGCATACGCTACTGCTGCCCAAGGTGTTAAGGCAGACTCTGCATTACAAGCAGAGACAATTACACTAGCACAACTCAAAACTGCTGCTGCGAACTCCGCTACTTATGCTGCGTTCCAGTCTGCAATCGCTGCTTTATAATTATGAACAAAAAACCATTCCCACTTAAATTTGTCCCTTTATTATTTGTACTGTGTTGCATAGCATCACTTACTATAAATGTGGTACCCGTACTTGCTAATCACTTGCCAGTGATGTATGTACAAGTTCCTCAATGGGCAGATGACTGGGCAGTGTGTGCTGTAGATATTCCAGATGCTAAATGTCATTGGTATGTTATGGCACCCGACAATACATTCGGTGAAGGATTCGACTGGGAGAATGCTCCTTGGTTTGATGCTAATGGATTAAATGATGTCGCTCCTATGCAAAAGGAGACTGTAATGGTTAAATTACAAAAGCACTAATATGGCAACTCCAAATAGTAAAGCAACACTCAAAGAATACGCACTTCGCAGATTAGGTAAACCTGTACTAGAAGTCAACGTTTCTGATGATCAAATAGATGATGCTATCGATTACGTAATCGAGAAGTTTCAAATCTATCATTACGGTGGTGCAGAAAAAGTTTATCTAAAACATCAGATGAGTGCTGCTGAAGTCGCTGCGTTTCAAGCAGATAGTACCGAAACAGTAAATGGTGTTGATTTTAAATATCAAAATAACTACTTACAATTACCAGATTATATAACAGCAGTGAATGGAATCTTTACTTTCCAAGATAAAGGTACTGCTAATATGTTTGACATTCGTTATCAGTTAAGATTGAATGACTTGTTTGATTTTACATCAACACAGTTCTATCATTACTATATGATTCAGACTCATCTTGAGACTATTAATTTCTTATTAGAAGGAATGAAACCTACAAGATTTGCACATACAACAGGTCGTTTATATATTGACTTTGATACCCAGACTGATATTCGTGAAGGTGAGTATATTGTTATGGATTGTGTTCGTGCATTAGATCCAGTTAACTTTACAAAGATCTATAATGAGATGTGGGTTAAAGATTATACTACAGCAATGATTAAGAAATATTGGGGAACAAATTTAACTAAGTTCCAAAACGTTCAACTTCCTGGTGGTGTTACTCTAAATGGTGAGAAGATCTACAGTGATGCTGTAGAAGAACTTCAACAGTTAGATGAACAACTTCGTAATACATACGAAACTCCACCAATGGATATGATTGGATAATGGCAACTAATTCATACTTTACACAAGGCACAACTGGGGAACAAGATCTTATAGAGAATCTTGTTATAGAACAGATAAAGATGTTTGGAAAGAATGTCTTCTATATGCCTAGAACTTTAGTAAATGAAGATACAACATTTACTGAAGATGCTTTGTCTAAATTTGATGATGCCTATGAGATAGAAGCATATATTGAAGATCCAACTGGATTTACTGGTGATGGTGATCTCTTTACTAAGTTTGGTGTAAGGATTTCTGATCAAGTTACGTTTATAATATCAAGAAAAAGATTTACAGAAGCAGTTGATGACAATGCACAACTGATTGTAGAAGGAAGACCTAACGAAGGAGACTTGGTTTACTTCCCTATGGCAAATAAAATATTCAAGATTATGTTTGTTGAGCACGAACAACCTTTCTACCAGTTAGGAAAGATCCACGTATGGGGTCTTAAGTGTGAACTATTCGAGTTCAGCGACGAGCAGTTCGATACAGGAGTTACTGCAATCGATCAAATCGAACAAGACTTTTCTGTATCTATCACTGTCAATTTTGCTACAGGTGGAACTGGAGACTTTACAGTCGGTGAGATAGTAGCAGGTGGAACCTCTAATATTACAGCAGAGGTTAAGTCTTGGGATTCTGCTAACAGACAGTTACAAGTCTTTAATAGAACTGGTATATTCACCATACCAGAAACTGTAACAGGACAGTCATCAAGTGCTGCTTGGACGACTGCATCATATAATACCCTAAATAATACATCAAGCGAATATGATTCTAATAGTTCGTTTGAGACCATCGCAGATGGTATCATAGATTTTTCAGAGGGTAATCCCTTTGGTGACTTTGGAGGTGCAAATTAATGTTAGGTACATACACATACAACGAAATATTCCGAAAGTCAGTTGTGGCATTCGGTACTTTGTTTAATAACATAGAAATTCGTAGAAAGAAAAGTGCTACGGAATATGAATATATGAAAGTGCCATTGGCATACGGACCTAAACAAAAGTTTTTAGCAAGACTCCAACAAGTAGGAGATTTAACTAGGAAAGATGCGACTCAAATTACGCTTCCTAGGATTTCGTTTGAGATTTCTGGCTTCAATTACGACGCAACCAGAAAGGTCTCCCCAACACAGAGAGTTAGGACTGCTGTTGGAACTGACCTACAAAAAGCGTTTATGCCAGTACCGTACAACGTTGACTTTGAGTTAGCAATACTATCAAAGAATCAAGATGACGGTTTACAAATCTTAGAACAAATACTTCCATACTTCCAACCCACATTCAATATCACTGTACAACTGAACGATCAGTTACAGGAGAAAAAAGATTTTCCCACAGTTTTAAATACAATATCTTACGATGATGATTATGAAGGAGATTATACAACACGAAGAACTTTAATATATACACTAAGTTTTACTTGCAAAACATACATCTACGGTCCCGTTCTTGACGGTGAGAAAGACCTTATACGTAAGGCAATCGTCGATACTGCTACTGACAGTAAATCTAGTGCACCTCGTGAAATGAGATACACGGTCCAACCAGACCCACTCACCTCTGACCCAGATGATGATTTTGGTTTCAACGAAATATACAGTGAATTCAATGATGGAAAATCAAGAAATGCAACCACAGGAAACGACGAGTAAATTCGACGGTATCGAGGACGCTCTTGATGTAGAGACATCCATCGTTAAAGATGAGAAACCTCCACTAACAAAAGTAGAAGATACACCTGCAAAGCAAAACGAAGCAGTTAAAAAAGACTACGAATATACTCGTGGTAATTTGTATTCGTTAATTGATAAAGGACAGGAAGCGGTAGACGGAATCCTAGAACTATCACAACAAACAGATTCACCACGTGCCTATGAGGTAGCAGGTAATCTAATTAAGAACGTGGCAGATGCCACGGACAAACTAATAGACCTTCAGAAAAAGATGCAAGAACTCGATGAAGGTCCAAAAGGTAATGTATCAGGTAACGTTACTAACAACACAATGTTTGTTGGTAGCACTGCTGATCTTGCAAAATTCCTCAAACAGAAACAGAAAGAGGATAAATAGTAAAAACAATCTTGTGTCAAAAAGTCGATGTCTGTATTAAATGTCTTAGATACTACGACAGTGAGTGGTTCAGGTACTGCTTACATC